GCGGGGTTTGATTTCTGAGTTTTCCTTCTCAGAGGGCGAAGCCGTATAACACGGAGAACGGAACACCAACCTCGGGCACGAGCACGTCTGCTAGAGTGAGCGCTGTCATACCAATGACAGTAGCTCCAACTCCGAGAGCATACCATGCCTTCTTATTGTGTAACCAGGACTCCCCGCTGCCTCAATTGAGGGCGACAGCCGGACCTTGGGCGTTGATGAGCTTTTCAACTCTCTCAATCTCAACAAGGTTCTTGGGGCTTGAGTCCATGGCCACGGTGGACATGGCTGAGTCACCTTCCGGTTGAACTTCAGCACAAATACACGTCTCTATAAGATAGGTGGCGTCGGAATTGCAGCCTTCGAACTGAACGCAGACCGGAGTCCAGTCGTTGTCGAAGGCCGACAATCCTCCAGTATTTCTTCCTCCAAATTGCGATGCTAGGTCTTGGGTATATAGGCCGTCCATAACGTTGAATGACTGCTTGTCAGCAACATTGTAGTCATTGACTATAGTCGCATAAGTGTCAAAATACGGTACAGATCTGAAGTCACCTGAGTGACCCAGTCTGACCACAACGCCTTGCTCTGGTCGGAACATCTGTACACCACAAGTCGGAGTTATCTGCATGAAAGTCGTGTTGGACAATCTGTACATAGGAACACCGACACTGCGAAACCCATTGAGAGTTCCACTGGCACTGTAAGCAGTACAACTCACACCGGTCGAAGGTGTGGTAGTATTGGCAGATGAGGAAGTTGTCGTGACGGGATCGGCTAAATTGAGCGGCATCTTAAAGACGCTGATCATTCCGGCAGCCGTCTGAGCTGGACCAGTGTATCGGATTCTCATTCCAATGGAAGAGAACCGCAACTTAGCCGCAGAGAACGGATTGGCGGTGGCTGAACCAGGGGAGTGACAGTCACCTGCACTCCACAAGCTGTTGGCAGCACACCAACCGGTTACCAATTCACCCGTGCCAACCCCTTGTCCATTGAGGAGAACCTGATTCCAAGCTCCACCAGAGCAGACATGTAAGGGGGAGGGCAACCAAGGCATGAGAAAGACTTTCGCTTTGATGTTCGCCGCCGAGAACGAAAGACTAACTTTGTTCCAAAAGCAGGCGTTGACATGCACACCCGATCTTCCATCGGGGATACTAAAGCCTTTTCCATCAGCCATGGCTCCCAGTCTACACGACATATAGGAGTTCGCCGCCATGTCCCGCATACCTCTGGCAAGAGCGAGCTCGATTGACTGGGTAGTACGGGGTCCTGGCGGTCCGAAACCGGCTTTGTTCTTCCGGCTTCTCCCTTGGGACGACTTTTGATTCTTTGAGACTGTAACTGTCGTCGTCACCTTAGGCTTGCCTTTCGGCTTCCTTGTAACAGTAACTGTCTTCTTCTTTTGTTGTTGTTTAGGCATTTTGAATGTTTTCTTTGGGCCTCCTCCTGCCCAATAACTTGATGAATTGAATCTGATCCAACAAGTCCATGTAAGCTGGAAACTGGGGATGAGTCTCTGCGTAATCAGTAAATTGCAAGAGAGCCATATGAAATTGCTCATCTGTATTACAGTCCGCATGTAGGAGGTTCATAAACGTCTTGTTTATGTTGAGAGGAAAGCTAAACTCTCTCTCATACCATCTACTACAGAACTCAAATCCCTTGTCCACCTGTTGATAGTCCTTGATATTGAAGCCTAGCGCTTTGTATTCATCTACAGCGCCTGGCACAAAACTCTCTACCGAGTCGTCTCCAGCAGCAGCTATGTGTTGGGCCCCTATAAGGTGTCCCAAATACACACGCATCCACGAATTACCGCGAGATGTTTTGTACTTGCCTGAGTTTACGACTCCAAAGTAGTTATTCTGAACCATCAAACCATCAGAAAACTGATAAATAGTTTCAGCTTCTTTGTAGGCCTCGCACGTTATTAAGTGAGTCCAAACTTCACTGGGGTTCAAGCACAAATTGCGAACACCTTCAGCGCAGTCGATCATCATGTAACGTTTGACGCTCCAATCCCACCCGGACACATCGGCATAAGCCATAGGTGTCTCCTGGTGTTTTGACTCGACATAAGAGAACGTATCATCGTTCATTTCTTTCGAAAATCCTATGCCGGGTTTACTGGGTATTGTGCGCCAATTGGCTATTTCCAATTTGTGTAGTGTGTTATGCAACAACATCTCAATAATTTTATCAATTAGAGACACTGAAGCTATGAGTCGAACTCTCCCTTCTGCGATTTTCGTCACTTTGTGGGGCTCAGACTTCACGAACACTCGCACTGGATCTACCAAGTTTCTATCAACCCGCTCTTGAGCTGACATGCAGCGTAGACTATCTAAATCTATAGCCAATAGGGCTTCTATTCGATTGAGAACGAGTTCATTCAAATGATCTCCAAGTTCATCCATTACCTGTTGATTCGTCGTTGCTATCATTGATAGCGGTACTCCTGGTGAGGAATCGGGTTTGATGACCCGTTTCAACTCATCTATTTGCGCCGACCAACTAAATCTGTCGTAGTTTCGCAACCACTTTGGTAATTTGAATCTGATATAGTCCTTATTGGTTTCCAAAATTGCCTTACACCTTTGTTCTTCTGAGGGGGTGTTACCCTCACGGAATTTGTCACTTTGCAGTTTGAAACTGACCTTCTCGGCATCCGCTCCCCGAGGAGGCCATGCATACTCTTTTAAGCTTTCTTCGATGCCTCTGGCTTCGCGCCAATAGGCACTCTCTTCTGTCCGTTTGGCCGAATGGAAGGTGCATTTTGAGATGCCGACAACCCTACTTTGCCGGGAGAACTCTTGGGGTTCGTCATACCAGTGGTAGTAGTTGCCCCACCTCTCAATGGGGCTTTGGAGTTTAAAGGAACCGCAGGATTTTCCACGGGTTCCACTTGCACAGGAGCCTCTGGCTCTACTGTTTTCGTTTCTTTAGCTGCTCTTTTTCGTCTTCGGGTCTTCTTTTCAACGTTCACTTGCATAGGAGCTGAAGCTTTAGGCCAATGGCGGTCTTCATAATCCAAGCTTTCCTTCGCTATGATCTCATTCGATAGCGGTCGAATTGCTGTTAGATGTGAACTCATCATTGCACCTTGCAAAGGTTTTGTTTGCAAGGTTTGAGCCAACTTCTTATCCATAGACACTTCCTTTGGAAATGAGCGTATAGCACTCTTCACTTCCGTATGTGTGCCATAATGCAAGGAGTCGTTTCCTACTGCATGGGCTCCGAACTGCGCTGCCTTGATCATACCTTCAAGATTCTCATACTTCTTCGCCAACTCATCTATATGTTTCAAGATTTTGTCAGCTACTCCGGGTAAAAGTTTTCCACCAATTGAGGCGGTTCCTTCAGAGACTTCTTTGAAAGGTTGTTTCTTCGCGTCGAACACTTCCTTGGTCGTTGGTTTCAGACCGTATCCACATTTCACACAGTTATAACCTGCGTTCTTATGGAGAGTCATACACTTTGAACAAGTCCAGGGGCTTTCCTTACGGAAGCGATTTCCCTTAATCCTTTGTCCAACATGTCTGCCTTCTTGGTCCCCACTATTAGTGGTCCAGGTTCTGTACTTTTCCTTCAGCCGATACGTATGATGACTGACATATCCATCGTTATGATAGTAGTCGTCATTTTCCGCTTCGTCTATTGCCTCTTCCCAATTTTGGTGGGCGGGTTTTTCGTATGTTTCCTGGCGAGCCATGTATTGATAGTACTTCTCCGCAGCACTTGCACGGGTTTCCTCATCTTCTTCAATTTCGCGTTCAAGACGGTCTTGATCGTCTTCGTAATTCTCATACCTTTGCCTGATCTCATCCTCCTCCTCGTCGTATCTAATCTCTCGCTCTTCTTCAGCCTGTGGATCCTCAGCGTGTATATCTCCGTTTTGTGCAGACTCTTTCTTGTGTCTCAACAATTCAGGTACAACGCCTACGTTAGCCACTCTACCTCCTTCAATGTGTACTCCAACTATCTCCTTGCGTGTATTCAACACAGGAGCTCCAGATGAACCTTCCACAGTGGAAGCTCCGTAGCTAATCGTCCACGGTTGTGAGCCTTTCTGAGCTATTCCGACTGTATAACATGTCTTCGCTCCAATAATCTGATATACAGTTATCGGCGATCCATGAGTTATACCTCTTGCGAGCTTCGCTTTCTTCAAGCCTAGCTTCGAGCAAATAGTTGCGGGTATGGATAAAACCACGTAGTCAAAATTGTTCTCATTTGAATAAGCCATGATTCGAACTCGAATGTCCGAGAATCTAATAGCTTTACCGTTTGCGTTAATGAATAGGTCTGCCTTTCGATTGTACGACAGCACATGATATGCTGTCAACAAGCAGTCCTGTCCGAGAAACGAAATTCTGGAACAATGCCCTACAACGTTACCATCTATAGTGAAATAAGCCTGAAAATCAGGCAAAGCTTTAGTGGTGTGCGGGACCGACTTGGCAATCATAGTTTCCTTAACTCTCTCTTCACTCAATCTTTCGGGAGGGAGAGAAGTACCTAGAGCCATATAAGTCGATACATCAAGTTGGGTTCTACTAAAGTAAATCCTTTCTCCAAATGTAGTCTTAACATAGGGACCATATTCATCAAAATACACTTCTGAGGTGTTTCTCAACAAATTTGGCTGCAACGCTATTGCTTCCTCGACATTCACTTCTTCATCTTTGCGCTCTAAGGCTCTACGTACCCACCAATTTCTTATGGCAAGAAACGGAGCGAAGGCGCAACATTTCATACAGACAGTTGACGTGACTAACAACCTCCAAAAGGTTACAACACATCTCCATATTCCTTTAAACAAGATCCAGAGTAACGGGTACGAGAGTCTCAAGAAAACCAATAAAGCTATAGCGACAATTGTCCAAACGATCACTCGACCGCTCGATACAACGAGAATCTTAATCTCTTGCTCAACTTTTTCAACCACTCTTTCGACTTCTGTGACGATCTTTTGCTCTTCAGCCACTATCGTCCCGATAACTTTCTTTCCCCAGGTACTGATGGTATCTATTGTCTCATCTCGTTCCCAAGGTCCGAATCCTTCTCGTCTGACACGGAGTCCTCTTGGAGGGGCGCCAAAATTTTCAGAGGCGCCACTCAAACCTTCACCTAAGCATAGAGGGAGAAAGAAGAGGGCGATCAGTAGCAGAGCCACTTTACTGGCTACAATGCGTTTGACCAACGCCATCAATTCAGGTCCTCGACCTCCGCTTGCGTATACATCGGGCCATTCCAGCATCACTTGTGTTAGTGACGCTTCCCCGACCTTAGGATCTGCTCCGGTTGAATATATCACGTCGTTAGTAAACTGACAGATATTACCGAG